TTTAAAATTATTTAGTTTTGCTATCATGCAGAGAGAGCCGTACGATGAGGTTGGCAACCTGTTCTGCGGGCATTTCGCAATCGGTTTTGACCCATTCGCGCAGAACCGCCGCGATGCCGTTAACATAGTAGGCAGCATAAAAAGGGCGTTCTTCTTTTGGGACCGCAAAGCGCTTCATGATCGGCTCGAATACATGGCGGTACATTTTTTTGACCGTACTGCCTGCATTCAGCGCGTACGGCTGGCGGAATGCCGCGCGCATCACGTGTTTGTTTTCGAAAACAAAATTTAAATAGGGGAGAAGATAATCGTTTGTCAGAAAAATCAGTTCGGAAAGCGGGCTTTCATCGATTTTTGATATGATCTCGGGAGTTTGCCCTTCGAAATACGAAAGAAATGTTTGATTCAGACGCTCTAAACTTTCGGCAAGCAGGCCATCCATCTTACGAAGCCCCTGCAATGCCGACTAAGCCGAGTACGATGCCGAACGCCGTCATCGCGACCGAGCCACTTCCGATGACCTGAATCTAAAGGCATATGCCGATGCCCAACATTAGCGCCGAAACGATGCCGAAAGTATAGGTAAATATTTTTGAGGGGCGCTTCGCCTTGGCGTCCAGTTTTTTCAGCGACAGTACCTTAGAAGTTGCCTTCGCCGCATACTCGTTTGCGATGGATTCCGCATAAATTTTGTCTGTGTTCAAGATTGTTACCTCCTTTTGATTACGGTAACATTGTAACACGCCTCTGCCTGATTTTGAACGATGTGACGAATTTGTTAACAGCATCTGTAAAAAGGATATATCGGATAATCACGATGACAAGTTAATGCGCGATAATGCGTAATATTGTCGTCACATTGGAAAATGTAAAGAACCTAAGCCGAGTATTCGACTTAGGTTCTTGATGGCGCAGAGAGAGGGATTTGAACCCTCGGTACCCTTACGAGGTACACACGATTTCCAGTCGTGCGCCTTAGGCCGCTCAGCCATCTCTGCATGAAAACCTCAATAATTATAATAGATTTCGCAAAATAAAGCAAGCAAATTTACACATTTTGCTAAAAATAATAACTTTTGAGGTTTCCGAATTGAAAATTTTTGTCAAAAATCACTTAAATTTTGGGTATGATTTGGGTACGCTCGTCCAAAAAGGCTTCAATTTTACGCAGTACGTCAGCGTAATTTTTCCTTAAAATTTCTAATTTCTGATCCTCTGTTAAATCGCCTCTTAAAAAGACAGATCTGTCAAGTTGTTCAGGATGAGTATATCTATCTAATGTTGTTTGAGTATTGGTGTGTCCCATCCATAAGGAGACCGTTTTTGTCTCTATTTTTTCTACGCAGATCTGTATGGTTCCGAATGTATGGCGCAGGTCGTGAAGTTTATATTTATCCAATATCTTGTTAAATATTTTATAAATGCGAGAGCAGTATATTCGGAATGGTTTTCCTTCGGGATTTGCGCAGCGCAAAACTTTTTCTGCCAGAGGAAACAAAGGCATATACCGATCGGAACCATCAGTCTTTGTTCCGCGGATATGTATGATAGATTTTTTGAAATCAATATCGCAGATTTGTAAATTTCTTGCTTCGTCCCGCCGAGTTCCCACGAGGTATACAAACGTAAAATAACATTTTTCTTCAAGTTTGATGGTCTTGTCTGTAAACAGTTTTTCAAAAAATACTTTTTGTTCTTCGAAAGAGAGCGCCTTTCCTTCATCGGGATCGTGTTCCATCTTTTCCAAAGGAGCACAAGGGTTGGCAGAAATCAATGAATCGGCAAGTGCTCTTGTAAACATATTATTCAATAAGCCCTGAATGATTTGCCTTTTACGGGTTTGCGGTATTGATAAAAGAAACTCTTCGATATCTTTGGATGAATACTCGGTTAACGGTTTATTAAAGCCTTCTTGTTCTCTGATAAATTTGAAATTATATTTTATCCCTCTTATTGTGCTTTCTGCGAGATTCTTTGTCTGTTTGTAGGGCAGATAATTATTCTCGTAAAATTCTGACAATAGGGGGGATTTTTTCTTTTTAGCAGGTTTTGCGATATGTGCCTTTTCATATCTGATTTTTTGTTTGAGTTTTTCTTGAAGTTCCTCAGGTGTTCTACCATAAACGGAACCAAAAACAGGGTTGCGGAACTCTATGAGCCCGTTGCTTCTTTGTCTTACTGAACCATTAATTTTTAATTCAATCAACATTTCTTCAATCTCCTCGATTGCAGTTTTCGGTTGAAAGAATTGTTGTCCCGTATTCAATGGTGAAGATTGTTGTGCTTGACTTTTTTCTTTTCCGTATTGCACCCCCATCATAAATATAGTACGTTTTGCCATGTCGTCAAGGTGTGCCAGTATACTTTGTAAATAGTCTTGTAGTTCGTTCATAAGTCCCCCTTTTGTAAAAATATGGTAGAGGTTTATTATAAAACGAACAGTATTACTTTTCAATATAAATTAAAATTTAATATTGATTTTTTTCCCTTGGTCTTGTAAATAGCCAACGATCATACCAATGATGAATATTTTTTGTTTTTCGTCCATAAAGCGATACAATTCAGCATAGGCATGAAAAGTTTTATCAGAAAATAAGTCCCCAAACTCTTTAATAAAATTCTCAGCCAGTTCAGAAGTCGGTCTTTCCATGACCGACTTTTTTTCATTTTCAATACCAAGGGCTTGTTCAATAGCTTTCATTGTATCTATACGAGGATACTTTGCAAAACCACCGAAGATTTTATTTATTGCACTTTCTGAAATGCCAGACATTTTTGAGAGTTCGGCATAAGTAATTTTTCGCTCTTTTAAAATTTTTTTAATTTCTAATATTTCCATACTCATTACCTCCTGTTTGAGTATAGAAAAAAAACTCACAAATGTAAAGTTTTTTTCTAAAATTTGCTTGACAAACATACAAAGATGAGTTAATATATAATCACAAACTCACGAACGTGAAGATTTATTAAATATAGGAGGTAATAAAAGTGTTTGCTAATCTTTATATGGAACTTAAAAAAGCTAAGATTACTCAAACAACTGTATCAAACGCTCTTGGAATTACCAATCGAACATTATCTATAAAACTGAGAGGCGATACTGATTTTACAAGTGAAGAAATGTTTGCTATACAACAAGAGTTTTTTCCCGATAAATCCTTGGAATATTTGTTCCATAGAGATCAAAAGGACATTGTTTAAGATAAAAAAAGCCCTCGGGAGAGGGCTTAAGGATAAGGAGATTTTTTAATGAAAGTAATTTATAATGCACCCAGTTATATCGAAAAGGAAGTAATAGACAGGTCAAACGGAAATCATGTCTGCTTAAATATTCGAATTTCATGGGATAAAGAACTGACAGAACAGGAATTATGGGAACACATTGAATTTGCAAAAAGGCAATTAGATATTTTACTTCGTGAAGATTGATACGAGCAACTGCCCAACCGCAATAGCTATAGGGGAGTATTTTAACAGAAAGTCACTAAATTTTTGAAGGGAGTTCTTTTTAATAGAATCTTTGTTTTCCATGTTTTTTAAAACATCAATCAACTCATAACCTATCGCTTGATCTTCCGGAGAACAAGTCTCTATTAATTGAGTTATACTTGAATAATTATTCATAATTACATTTTGAGAATTTACAGAAACAATAGAAGAATCACCAGCAACAATATTAATACTTTTGTTTTGATTATATTCAAATTCATTTACTATAAATGCGTAAAAATATTCAAGTTGATCAGGGATAAAACTTTTTTGATTACTTTTCATTTCAATATCTGTAACAATATATTTTACTTTTGTGTCAACTTCAAGAATACTGTCGCCGACTAAAATATTTTGCTTTTCATAAAAATCAATAACGAGTTTACCCTGATAATATTTTTTGATGCCTATAAATTCTATGCCTCTTAGATTAGATGAAATTTGAACACCATTTCGAAAGACATAATAAACAGAAGAACTATGGAATTTGGGACTCATTAAATCTAACGAATCAAAAATTTTTGGTTTAATCATAAAACACCGTTTTTTATTTAATTATACCATATATGGTATTTATTGTCAATATATAACTACAAAATAAAGGAAATGTATGAAAACAAAATTATTAAACTTGATTCGAGTATGTAAAAATAGAAGAGAACTATCTCGAAAGGCAAAGGTTGGACTTAGTACAATAAATAATTGGCTTTACGAAGGGATAGAGCCAACAATTAGTAATGCTGAAAAAGTACTGGATGCTCTTGGCTATGAGATTGTTATAAAGGAGAAAAAATGACTGCATCAGAATACATAGCGCATATTGCCGACACGGAGCCAATCGAGGCAGTGCGTGAAGAGATGATATTATTAGGTAATGAAAGCCCCGTAGTGAGGCTTATGGGGTATGACGAATTCGTCGGAAGGTTCTGGAAGGAAATGCCGAGGAGGTACGCATGAACGACATCGAAGCCCCTTGGATCGGAGATCCCGACTACGGTCATGACGATAGAATGGATTACGACGAGTGGTATCGGCTCTACGGAGCAGATAGGAGCGAAGACGAAAATGAAGATTAAAAGAATAGAATTGGAAGATGCATTCCGTTCGTGCATGGAAGCGCAAAATAGCGATATTGTAGATTACACGCCGTTTTTAAACAAGTGCCGGGCAATCAGTAAACGAATTACGCGCGATCGTTTGGAGTATTCTCTGCCCGAAATTATCTTTGCCTTAGGCTGGGAGAAAAAGGGCATAGAAGTTTTGGTCAAGATATTGGACGCAATGGGTTACGAGGTCGAATAAGAGGCAGGCAATGGAATATATAAAATGGATCAATACGAAAGGGCTTCCGCATGAGAAGTGGCTTGAGTATCGCAAAGCAGGGATCGGCGGCAGTGATGCGCCTTCGATACTGGGATTAAACGCTTACAGTTCCGCGATCCAGGTATGGCTGGATAAAAAAGGGCTGCTTCCCGAAAAGGAAGAAAATGAGACGTTGCGTTTTGGTCGGGATATAGAGCAGTACATAGCAGACCGTTTTGAGGAATACATGGCAATGCAAGGCACACCGAAAACGACGGTCAAATGTAATTATATCCTGAGAAATAAGAAGTTCCCGTTTATGTTGGCGGACGTAGACCGTCTTATAAAAGGAGAACAGGCGGGATTGGAATGCAAATTCACACTGAACCGAGAGGGGCATGATTATGAAACGGGAATGCCGCCGCGGTTCTACGTTCAGGCATATCATTACATGGCTGTAACGGGTTACAAAGAATGGTACGTAGCGGTATACGTCGCGCAAAAGGGTTTAAACGTATTCAAGATAGAAAGAGACGAAAACGAGATCCGAGCCTTGACCGACGTCGAACGGGAATTTTGGGAATTTAACATAGAACAGAACCAAGAACCTCGCCCGGACGGAAGCGAGCGGGCAGACGAAGCGCTCAGCCAGTTATATCCTATAGCGGATGAAAACAGAGAGCAAATCGATCTGACGCCGTATGCGGAAGAACTGCAAAACTATGAGGAAATACGGACGCAATATAAGGCGCTCGGACGGGAGAAAGAGCGTTACGAGCAAATATTCAAGAGCATATTAAAAGACGGTACAGAGGGGCGATACGGCGACTACACGGTCACGTGGAAAAACGTAAAAGGAACGGAAGCATTTAATGCCGCAAAGTTTCGGGAAGAGCATCCCGATTTGTATGGGCAATATTTGGAACAAGGGAAAGACAGCCGAAGATTCGGCTTTAAAATAACGAAATAAGGAGAGATAATCATGACAAAAACGACGGAACAGGGCGGACTCATCGCCGCGAAGAAAGAGGCGTTGCAGGCGCAAGCAGAAAGCAAGACGAAGAATCTGAAAGAGTTCATTAACGAAACGCGAATGCAGGAGCAAATCGCGCGGGCGCTGCCGAAGGTGATCACGCCCGAACGGTTCACGCGGATCGTGACGACGGCGCTGTCGACTACGCCGAAATTGATGGAATGCGACAGGAACTCCTTTATCGGAGCGATGATGAACGCGGCGCAGTTGGGGCTGGAACCCAATACCACGTTGGGCCAGGCTTACCTGATACCTTATGGAAAACAGGTACAATTCGTACTTGGATATAAAGGCCTGATCGATTTGGCATACAGAAGCGGAGAAGTTGCGATCATCCGAGCCGAGACGGTCTTTAAAAACGATGAATTCGTCTACGAACTCGGCTTCGAACCGAAACTGATACATAGACCGAAGTTGGACGGGGACAGAGGCGATCCCATTGCATATTACGCAATGTTTGAACTGAAAAACGGTGGGAAGAACTTTTTCGTAATGACGATGGACGACGCAAAGAAGTACGGGCAGAAATATTCGAAATCATTCGGTTCTGGGCCTTGGCAGACGAATTTCGATGCGATGGCAAAAAAATCGTGTTTGAAGCAGGTACTCAAATACGCCCCGATCCGTTCTGAATTCGTGGAACAGGCTATTTCGAGCGACGATCGGTTCATGAGATACGAATCGGGAGAGATCCTGGATGAGTCGAACGAGATCTTCGAGGATGAGAACGGAAACAAGGCCGATGCCGAAACGGGTGAGATCGTCGGATAAAACAATGAAGCTGTTGATTAAAGCGAAACTGCCGAGCCTGAACGAATATCAGGATGCGTGCCGGGCGAACAAGTTCCGCGGCGCGAAGATGAAGGCAGACGTCGACGAAACGATCGGATGGTTTATCCGCAGCGCAATGCAGAAAGGTTTGTTAAAGCCTACGGATAAACCTTGCCGATACAGGTTCGTCTGGCATGAGAGAACGTATCGCAGGGATCCCGACAATATCTGTTCCGCAAAGAAATTCATCTTCAACGCATTACAGAAACAAGGCGTGATACCCAAGGACAGCAGAAAGTACGTGAAAGGCTTTACAGACGATTTTGAGGACAGCGATATTGACTTCGTAGAGGTCGAGATAGAGGAGGTTTGAGGTGCGAGAAAGTTTCATATTTTACGGTAGTTATAGAAAGGCATTGAAAGCCCTTCCCGATGAAATGCGATTGAAGATTTTAGACAGCGTTTTAGACTATGCGTTGGAAGGAACGGAGCCTAATTTAGAAGGTGTGGATTTGGCTTTTTTTGAGTTGATAAGACCTCAAATCGACGCAAATAATCGCAAGTTTGATAATGGAAAAAAGGCTGCCGAGTATGGTTCGCTGGGTGGAAGACCACGCAAAGAAAAACCCTCGGAAACCCCAGAAAAACCCCAAGAAAACCCCATGGAAACCCCAACCAATCCCCAAAATAACCCCAACAAAACCCCCAATGTAAATGATAATGTAAATGTAAATGAAAATGTTAATGTAAATGTGAATGTAAATGAAAAGGGGGTATGGGGGGAAAACAAAGCGAAAGGTAAGACGAGTGAATTACCCACACCTTTGGAAAGGTTTTTACAACGTTGGAAAATCAATTCCAACGCCATAGGAAATTACAGCGGAGGAAAACTCAGCGCTATCAACTGGGAAAAATTATCTAAAAAAGTTGAGCAATCTAAAAGATTTCTTCAAAAGCAGAAAGCATTGAGTTTCTTTATCGAGCACTATGCCGAGATCATGGACGGAGCATACGACGATTGGGAGAAGGAAGAAACAGGGTACTCCCCGCAGGACTACGATGCCACGGGGTTGGGAGATATCGAGTACGAGTAGGAGGAGACATGGAACGGATATCTGACTTAGAACCGTTAGGAAACGGAATGGAAAAATTCTGGCGGCCGAACGACAAGGCGGCGTATGCGAAGCAACTTGCAAAAAACCGTGAGAACGTTTTTATCGGGCAAGACGGATTAGCCCGGTGTAAGATTTGCGAAGCGCCTGTGATGTTCTTGCTTAAACAGGCGAACCGTTGGCTGACCTGTCCGTGCAAGTGCAGGAAACGTGAAGAAGAGAAGTTCGACAGGATCGCAGAGTTAAAACAGTATTCGGGATTGGAAGGTATCTACCGTAAAGCGGATTTCGACAGCTACGTCGTATCGAAGGAAAACGAAGCGGTGCATAGTTCCTGTCTGAATTTCGCCATACATTTCGACAGAGTGGAGAAGCAGGGCTACGGGATATACCTGTTCGGAGAAAGCACGGACGAGAAAGAACTATTGGCGGCATGCGTCGCGAATCTTCTTCTGGACGCGGGGAAGCAGGTTTTGTTTGCAAGTTTCGAGCAGATTCTGTCGGAGGTCAAGGAAGCGTACACCAAACGGATATCGGACCACGGCATCGTCATGAAATACATAAACGCGGAACTGTTGGTGCTGATTAACGTCGGAATGAAGAAGTATCCGAAGTCGGGAGACGCGGCAAACTTTGCGCAGGATAAACTGTATCAGATCGTAGACGGAAGATACATTCGTCAAAAGCCGACGATCTTCACGAGCAATTACACGTTGGAGCAACTTGTGACAGAACGGGGCATCATGCGGAACACGGTAGAGCGCATCGCCCAGATGTCTACGAGAAAGTTTGAACTGAAAGGCAAGAGCCATAGATTGGAACGGGTGGGAAGTATCCCGTTTTAGGAGGAAGGATGGCGAAATTGGGGAGTTTGTTCGACGGAGCGGGGACGATGCCGTATGCGGCAAAGCTGAGCGGGATAGAACCCGTGTGGAGCAGCGAGATCGAGTCGTTTCCGTTGAAAGTGACGGCAAAGCGTTTTCCGCACGTAAAGCAGTTGGGAGATGTTACGAAGATAGACGGAAGGAAGATCGAGCCAGTAGACGTCATAACGTTCGGCAGCCCGTGCCAGGATCTGTCGATAGCGGGAAAGCGTGCGGGACTGGACGGAGAAAGGAGTGGCTTATTCATGGAAGCCATAAGGATCATAAAGGAGATGCGGGATGAAACAAGTACCGGGACAGATGAGCCTGTTCGACCCCGATTTGCCGTATGGGAAAATGTTCCCGGGGCATTCAGTTCGAACAAAGGAGAAGACTTCAGAGTCGTGCTCGAAGAGATGTGTAAGATCAAAGACGGTAACGCCGCAATACCTCGACCTAAGAACTGGAAGTGGAATACCGCAGGCCTTATCGTGGGAAACGGGTATTCCGTCGCTTGGCGGGTGTTGGACGCAAGATTTTGGGGAGTGCCCCAGCGTCGCCGAAGAATCTGGCTTGTGGCAGATTTTGGAGGAGAACGCGCCGGAGAAATACTATTTAAGCGCGCGGGCCTGCGAAGGAGTTTTGCGTCGGGCCGAGCGTCGCGGGAAGAAGTTGCCCGAGATCTTGGAAACGGCGCTCAAGCAGCAGATGGAAAGATATACGAAGCGAACGGATTCAATCATTTGAACGGAAGCAAGGCGGGGAGTATAGCTTATACGGAGAACGGAAGTCCGACTTTGAGAGCGGGAAGTCCGACGAGTTGCGTGGTGTTCTTTGGTCAGGACGCATATGACAAATATACGGAAACGCAACAAAGCGCAACGATCAAGGCATCGGGAGGGATTTACGGAGGCGGAAGCGAGTGTTTGGTCTGCGCAGGATTCTCTCCGCAAGCAGGAAAAACCGCAGGGATAAGTTATAGCGTAAACGAAAGTCCGACTTTACAAACGAGTAAAGAGATGGGTATGGTTATCGGCAGGGAATCGCAATACATAGTGCGGCGGCTGACGCCGTTGGAATGTTGCCGACTGCAGGGAATGCCTGATTGGTGGTGCGCGGACGTCCCGCACTCGGACGCGCCCGAATACAAGATGTGGGGAAACGGAATGGCGTTGCCTTGCGCGATGTACGTGATGGAAGGTATAGCGGAAATATACGAAGAGGAGAAAAATGCAAATCGGATTGTATGACGTGGACGGGCATAACTTTCCCAATCTCGCCTTAATGAAACTATCGGCATGGCACAAGCGGCAAGGGGATGGCGTTGAGTTTGTGTTACCGCTGAAACATTACGACAAGATCTATGTTTCGAAAGTATTCGGCGATGAGTATTCAAAGATATCTGACTTTGCTTTACAGGCAGATGAGATCGTTTACGGAGGTACGGGATTTGCGATCACGGTCGAGAACGGGCGAGAAGTCTACCATAAAGACCGCGACCCGAACTTACCCGACGAGATAGAACATATCTATCCTGACTATTCCCTCTACCCTGATCTTACGAAAGGGAAAGCGTTTGGTTTTCTCACGAGGGGCTGCTGCAACAACTGCGATTTTTGCATTGTTTCAAAGAAAGAGGGAATGTGCAGTAAAAAGGTTGCGGACCTCTCCGAGTTTTGGAACGGACAGAAAGAGATCGTTCTCCTTGACGCAAATATCCTTGCCTGTAAAGACAGGATAGAGTTACTTAATCAACTTGCAGACAGTAAAGCCAAGGTAGATTTTACCCAAGGACTGGACGCGCGGTTTATCACGGAAGACGTGGCAGACGCCCTCAAAAGAATAAAAATTAAAACCGTGCATTTTGCGTTTGATTTCATGAAGAACGAAAAGGCGATCATACGAGGACTCCGTACTTATAAAGAGATAGTCGGCACGAGCGATAGAAACGCGATCGTATATATCCTGACGAACTTTAATACTACAATCGAAGAAGATTTATACCGAGTGAACATGGTGCAAGAGGCAGGCTTTTCGCCTGATATAAGAATTTACCGAAAGCATACGGCGCCGCAGATATTAAGAGATTTGCAAAGGTGGGCTAACAATCGGTTATTGTATCGCTCGTGTGATTTTATGAACTATGTGCCCCGAAGAGACGGTAAGACAATTAAAGAATTATATTTTTAGGAGAAAACATGAACAAGGTATTTTTAATCGGCAACTTAACAAAAGACCCCGAATTGAAGGAAACGCAAAGCGGGATATCTGTGTGTAATTTCTGCATCGCGGTGAAACGGAGATATGCGAAGGACGGGGAACAGGAAACCGACTTCTTCAACTGCAAGGCATGGAGAGGGTTGGCGGATACCATAGCGCAGTACTGTTCGAAAGGGAAAAAGGTCGCAGTATCGGGGCATATCGAAATGAGGCAGTACGAGGGCAATGACGGGGCAAAGAAGACGGCTACCGAAGTGGTTGTCGAGGAAGTGGAGTTCTTGTCACAGAAGGCGAATGACGAGCCGAAAAAGAAAGCGGCGATGGAAGAGTTCGACGATGATGAGGGAATCCCGTTTTGAGGTGGAAGAATGAACAACGACGAACTGAAAAAGAAGATTGTGGAAATTATTTTGCAGGGTGTACATGCCGAGCCGTTGGATAATTCTATGGCTATTGAAATAGCCGATGCTCTTATCGAGGCGGGGATAGGCGACGTAAAAGAGGCAGAGCGCAAATCATTCGTTTTTAAGAATGAACTTGCGTTTACAATACACCGCGCGAGAGCCGCTGAACTTGTTGCGGAAGCCGCCGCAGAAGCAGGCTTTCTAAAATATGAAGAAATGAAACATCGCGCGGAAGTGGCGGAGAGGGCGTTGGATAAAGCGACAGAACTTGCTTATGAATATCGTACGGAAGCAGATACTTTATCTTGTTCTTCGTGCCCTATGTTCGAGGAAATATTTCCGAAATGTAGCGAACGAGGTCTTTATGTAGAGTGTTCAAAGCGTTGGAAAGAGACACTTATTGAGCAAGCCGAAAAAGATTTGTCGGAGGAAGGGAAATGACGGATGTAAAAGTATATTCGGTAGATGAAGTAAATCATTTGATTTCAGAAATGGATAAAGTGATTGCCGAACTCAAAACCGAAAACGCCGCCCTGCGTGAGAGGTTGGAAAAGTCGGTGGAGTTGCCTGTAAAAGTGGGTGACCTTGTTTATTTGGCAGGTGCGCCACAAAATAGCAGCCGCATAGAAGCCGAAATAGAAGTTATACGTTTCACAAATGGTCACATTACTTATGAATGGGTACAGTATGATGGAAGTTCCGAACTTACTGAATGCTGGGACGAGGGGTATTTTGAAATCGAGGATATAGGCAAAACAGTATTCTTAACCCATGAAGCCGCCGAAGCACGGCTTGCAGAACTGAAAGGAGAGGAGAGATGAAAGCAGAATCGTTTGAATGTCCCTGCGGTCATAAGTTGACGGGCAGGAAGATAACGCTGGACAGCAAGGATAAGCTTGTGTGTCCGAAGTGCAAGAGAACGCATTACATAGACGCGGAGTTCGTGGATTGGAAGAAAGCGAACGATTGGAGGATTTTGAGATGAGTATATTCAATTTCTTCTATACTTTAAAAACAAATCAGATCGTAAGGCTTCATAATAAAAATAAAACAATAGAAGGAAATGCTTTTCGAGTTTTTAATTCATGTTTGGACTTAAAAATTGAGAATTGCACCATATCCGAGATTTGCATAAAAGATAATAAAATTTATGTGTTTTCAGAATAAGGAAACAGAGGGTTTTAAGATGAGAGAGATTTTATTCAGAGGAAAGCGGGCTGATAATGGCGAGTGGATTGAAGGTTTTCTTGTAAAAAAGTTTGATAAATGGTACATATATGATTTTGATTTTTTGCCATATTCATCTGAAATAACCCCCGAAACCGCAGGGCAGTACACAGGACTCACGGACAAGAACGGCAAGAATATATTCGAGGGGGATATTATAAAAGATCGTTTCGATGATATAGGTCAAATCGAATATAAGCCGAAATATGCTGCTTTTATTATACAAGGGTGGGAGACTGGTTTCGCGTTTTGGGTTAAAAAAGATATTGAGGTTATCGGCAACATCCACGATAACCCCGAACTCTTAAAGTGACGCAACACGGCGCGGCGGTTGTGAAAATTAAAATCTTAAAAAGATGTGAAAGTAAATGAAAAAGTCATGAAAGCACATTTTTTTAAAACAGTTATAATGGTACATGAGATGCGGACACAGTCCGCATCCGATCGGACCGCCTCATCCGTCGAGCCTTGTGCCTCTCAAAGTTTGGAGAAGGAAGAGCAATCGGCTCTTCCTTTTTCAATCCCCCCCTGGGGTACAGGAATTTTTTAGATTTTTGAAAAAGCGCGCCAAATGCCCTTTTACAAACATTTCCGCTTTTTAAATAAATTCGACAAGGATGGAGGAATAACGCAAGGGAATGGAAGAGCGGCTGAATTATCATCAGAAATTTGATTTCTTCTATCAGAGCCGGGAGTGGAAACAACTCCGAGCCTATAAATTTACGAAAGAAAACGGCTTGTGCGAGCGTTGCCGCGCGAAGGGGATCGTTCGTGCAGGGAAAGAAGTCCATCACATTATTCCCTTAGATAAAAACTGGGAGAAACGACTCGATATAGAAAATCTTATTTTGCTTTGTCCCGAATGCCATAACGAAAAGCACGGACGGGAAAGCAGTTTACAAAAATTCAATCATTTTTGGGAGGGACTCAATGGCGGGGAGGCATCCGTCCGTAGTACCGGACAAAACGAAACTGAATCGGAGCAATGAGGAGATCGCGGCTCGTCAAGAGAATATGCCGGTCTATGAACGGCAGGATTTCATAGCGCCCAAAACACTGACCCGAGAGGAAAAGAAAGTTTGGAACTGGCTGGTGTCGGTATTTCGCGAAACGGCGAATTGCCGTGTTTCAGACGCTGACGTACATCTGATGGAGTTATATTGCCGGGCAAAAGTTGCAACGGACGAAGCGGATGCAGCCCTGAAAGAAGATAACCGAGCCTATATCACGGTAGAGGCGGGGGAAGATATGCACGGCAATACCAAGTATCAGGTGAAGGCGAATCCGAACATTAAAAAAAGGAACGATAACGCTGCGCTGTGCATCAAGTTGTTTGACCAACTCGGGTTATCGCCGTTAGCGCGAGCCAAGGCGGGATTGAACGCCGCCAATGCCAAGAAGTCGGTGGATATCTTTTCGGGACTCATGAACCGCACGGACGAGTAGGCTTCTTACTATGCTGAAATGGATCACCGACTACATCAAATACGTGGAAAACCGACCGCAGGATTTCAACCGTGACGTGAAGGATAACGTCCGTCAGATCAAAGAATTGATTTCCCGCAAGACGGTTTTTTATAAGGAGGCCGACCCGATCGCCTTTGAAAACTTTGCCCGGCTGTTTAAACATCGCGAAGGGATCTGGGCGGGGCGGCCTATCGAACTGAATAAGGAGCAAAAATATATCGTCGCCTGCATCTTGGGAATCAAGGTGTGGAGCGACCGCGAGAATCGGTACATACGCTGGTTCACGGAAATGGACTTGTTCGTGGCGCGAAAATGGGGTAAAGATACCTTCATTGTCCCGCTGATAGCCTATTTTATCGGAATCGATAAAGAGCCTTCCGCATGGTGTCAGATCGTAGCGGAGAACGAAAAACAGTCCAAGCGCACCTATGAGTTGGTCAAAAACGAGATCCGACAGGAACCGCTTTCGCAATGGTTCGTGGAGCGTAAAACGGAAAAGTTTATCGAATGCCCGTATACGCATGGAAAAATCGAGTTTTTGAGCGGCCGTTCCAAAGGGAAGGACGGAAGTAACCCGTCGGTCGCCGTGGCGAACGAAGTCCACGAAATCACAAACTTCAATCAATACAACGCCATCAAGTCTGGCATGGGCGCACGTTCGCAGCCGATGATGATCGTAATATCCTCCGCAGGCATTACGCCCGAAAGCCTGTTCGAATCTTTGCAGGAGCGCAACCGAAAGTTCTTGCGGAAACGCAAACTCGGCGCGAACGATAGGATATTTGCCCTGATGTTCGGATTGGACGATACCGATGATTATAAGGACGAATCCTGTTGGATAAAGGCAAATCCCGCAATGTATGAAGGGCGGCCGACGATGGCTTTTCTACGTCAGCAGTTCGAATCGATGAAAGACGATCCGATCATGCTGAACACGTTTATTGCCAAACAGTTGAACCGTCAGATCGGGGCGGGCATCGATTATTTCGATATGATCGCCATCCGCAATTCGATGCGAAAGGTTTTGCCCGAGGAATTTATCGATTCCTATGCGACGGGCGGCGTCGACCTTGCGGAGACGACCGATTTATGCAACGCGACGGCTCAAATATTAACGAAAGATAAATTCATCGAGCTGCAAGCGTATTTCATTGCAGAGGGGTGTTTGGAGCGCAACAGTCGGAAAGATAAGCAGGACTATCAAGCAATGACCGATCTGAATACCGGCAACCGCGTGACGAGCGAACTTGTGATCATCACCCCGGGCAGTTACGTTCAGAAAGAATACGTAACCGCATGGTTCTGCATGCTGCGCGACGAATTCAAGATCAATTTTTTAAAGATTGGTTACGACAGAGCGCTTTCCAAGGAATGGCTGACAGACATGCAGGAGCACGGTTTCTCGCATGAGATCGTGACGAGGGATTCCGAATCGCAGACGCTCGTACGGGATTACGGAATATTGACGGAGGTAGCGCAGGGAGGCTGGACGCTGTCCGAACCTATCAAAATCGTTAAGAGCCTGTTTGAAGCGGGCAAAATCGTGGCGGACGTCCGCAATAAATTATTTGCGTATTGCTTCTTTAACTTGAAAGTGCGCCAGGATGCCAATAACAATCTCTCGCCGCATAAGGCGAAGTCGACGGGGCATATCGACGGAACGATCGGCGTATTCAACGCATTCGTGGCGTATCAAAGGGCGAAAGAACTGAAAGATTATCAACAGTATCTTCCGCAATATTTCACCATTTAGGAGTGGCGATGAATAACATTTTCACGAAATTTATACATGTATTCTCACGGGACAAGCCCAAAAAGAAAGAACTGCGCTCGATTATCAAGACATATTACGGCAACGATATCAGTTTATTCGCAGTGAATTATGCGAACAGTATCGATCAGATCCCCGAAGTACGCACGGCAATCGAAACATTCGCGCAGATATTCGCAACGATCCCGAAGTATTTCGAGAGAGTGGATAAGGAAGGGCATATCCAATATTTTGAGAATGCCGCCTCGCGCGTTATCAACGTCCAAGCCAATCCCTTGGAAAATGCAACCCAGTTTTGGGTGGATGCCATTACTCAGCTTATGCTGAACAGCAACTGTTTTATAGAGCCGATTTTTAATTCGATAACCGGAGAATTGGATCAACTGTATGTTCTTCCGAAAGACGAATTCGAATTTAAACTCTATGATAAGCGCGCGACGGTGCGTTTTTTAAGAATCGGTAAGACGTACGATCTTGATTCCCTTATTTATCTTAATCGCTTTTCACAGCTTGCAGGCGGCCGAAGAAATCAGCTCGGCTTATACGAAACGGTCATACAGGCGCTGGCAGCTCAGGCCATCAATGTCGCCAATCCTAAAAAACCTCGTGCTCTGTTACAAGGCGCGAGCAGCGGCGGGGCACAGAACCTGAAAGAGAAAGATAAAAAGGGAACGATGACGGATCTGAAAGGGAATTTCGATGAAGCGGTCGAAGGCGTTGCATATATCGATTCCCAGTGGAAGATCACGCCGATCAACTGGCAGGAAAACGACGTCAACCGCGAACTGATGCAGTTCGTCATCAATATCGTTTATAACTACTTCGGCATTACGGAATCCATCATCAACAACAAATGCAGCGAGATCGAATTCGAGTTATTCGTCAAAAATAAAATCGAACCGCTGGCGCGTCAGGTCGAACAGGAGTTTACTTCGAAACTGTTTACCAAGCGCGAACGCGAGTTCGGCAACCGTTTGGAATTGGATACGTTCCGCTTATCGGTTTCGACGCTCGCCGCGAAGACTGCGTTCTTCAACGTTGCGGGGCGCGGCGGTTTTATCAATATCGACGAGGGGCGCGAGATGATAGGTCTTCCGCCGCTCCCGAACGGACTCGGACGAATGTATCGCGTCACGGCAGATACGGTGAATATAGAGAAATTCGACGAGTATCAGCTTGCGAAAAACGGTAATCCCAAAGGAGAAGGGACGAAGGACCCCGATCCGAAGGAAGAGCCGGAAGGAGGTAAAAATGGAGAGACAGAATAAACAGCGAGAATACCGCATGGTCACATTCGAGAAAGAGATTCGCTCGGAAGAGGGCGGCGAACAGAAGATGATTCTGCGCGGATACCCGATCCTTTTCAACAATCCTACTCGTATCAATGACTGGTGGTACGGGGAGATCGAGGAAACGATTCTGCCTACGGCATTAGACGGCACACGCCTTGATAATGTATATCTGTTACGCAATCACGATACGGACAAAGTCCTCGGCCGTACGGGCGTCAATATGCGCGTGGAAGTCGATGAAACCGGATTGTTTTTCGAATGCGAACTTCCCGATACGCAACTTGCGAGGGATACATACAACGACGTTGCAAGCGGGATCATAGACGGCATGAGTTTCGGTTTCCGTTGCTCTGACCAGGTCAACGAGTCCACGCTGACACGTACCATCACGCATATCGACGAGTTGTATGAGATCACCATTACGCCGTTTCCCGCGTATGAAGAGGCGAGCGTGGTCGCAAAGCGCGAATTCGACTTCGCGGCAGAGAAAAAACGTGCGGCGCAGGAAGCAGCCGAAAAACAGCGCCTTGCGGAAGAGCATAAACAATTTATCAAAGAAATGGAGGAGTGGTAATGGACAAGTATATCGAAGAACTCCGCGATTTGAACCTCGACTTGGAGGGATTGAAAGCGCGGAAAGAAGCGATCAAGAAAAAGGCTCTCGAACATCGGGACTCTTTGACGAGTGAAGAGCAACAAGCGTTTCGCTCGGAAAAAGAAGAAATAGAAAATAAAATCAAAGAAATCGAAGAAAGAAAAGCGGCTCTCGCAGAGCTTAGAAAAAACAATTATCAAGGAGAATCAAATATCATGCAGGAATATTTGGAAAAAGGAATTGCTGTCGAAGAGCGTGATCGTATTGTCAGCGAGTTTACCAAAAACCGAAAAGTAAGCGTGCCGGTGCAGGAAGTCCGCAGCGTATTGCTTTCGTCGGACGGGATTGCGAAGCCTACGAAAGTCAACGGCATCGGAGATCCGTTCAATACGCAGATCAGTATTTTGGATCAGGTCCGCGTTATCGACATGACGGGCGCCGGGGCTTTTAAAGAAAGTTTCATGCGCACGCATTCCGTCGCGTCCGATAAGACTGACGGCGTTGCGCAGTCGGAGTCCGATCCTACCTTCGGGACCGTCACCATTTCGCCCAAGGAAATCGCTGTGACTACGTATGTATCGAAGGAACTCGAGAAAGTCTCGCCTTTGAACTATCTCGCCAAGGTGCAGCAAAGCGCTCTGATTGCACTGAAAGTGCGTTTGGCGCAGGATATCGTTACGAAAATCAAATCGTCCGTGGACGATAACAGCGTCAGTATGGTTCAGACTTTGAACGCATCCGCAGATAATGGTATGCTTGCGAGCGGTAAGGGCGCGATCAACGACAAGACGCTCAGAAGGATCGTCATGAGTTACGGCGGGGACGCGAATGTATACGGAAGCGCCGTTCTGTATCTGAACAAAGAGGATCTCATCGCCTTCGGGGATGTTCGAGGCACCAACGAAAAGAGAGCGGTATACGAGATTACGCCCAACGCAGCCAATCCGAACATCGGTATTATCAAGGACGGCGGCTTGAGCGTGCCTTATTGCATCGTTCCTTCGTTAACGGCGCTTTCGGGCAACGCGCAGGCGGCTACTGCGAAACAGACGATGATTTACGGCTCGCCTTTGGACTTTGAATTGGCTCTGTTCGGCGACTATTCCATTGAAGTTTCCAAAGATTATAAATTTGCCGAAGGTCTTCTCACCGTACTTGGCTCGGTGACGACGGGCGGAAACGTCATTATTCCCGACGGATTTGTTATCGTTACGATCCCCAAAACCGCGGGCTGAAAGGAGTAAACGATGGACGAGTTATTGGCGAAATTCAAATTATCCATCGGGGATCTGACGCCCGGAAACGCGCTTAACGAGTATTATTCGAATTTTCTCCGCATGGCGAAGGGACAGTTGCTTTCCAACGATATTTCCGAGGAAGCGCTGTCCTCCCCGATGGGGCAGTCGGCGGTGATCCTGTATGCGGAAGCCCTGATGAACAAGCGCGATATTGCCAATGACGCTACGCTCACATTGCTCCGCAATATGCTGTCCACGGAAACGAAGGGGGCACGCTATGCTGACGGGAAATAAGATCTACATACTCGCCAACATCGAAAGCGTACAGAACCTTGAAACGGGCGACCGCGAAAAGAAGGTGTCGTGCGCGAAGATCCTCGTCAACAAAGTCGAGTTGGTCGGTGTAAACACGGCGCAGCTCGGGCAGATCCAGGGTTTTAACCTTTCATACAGCGTCACGATTCCCAGAGTCCTGTACGATCAAGAAAAATTTTTGTTTTGCGACGGGGAATTGTACGAGGTTAAAACCCTTGGAAAAGCGAAAGAATCGCGCGATATGCTTTTGAATGTGCAAAAACTGGAAGACGGTGCCATAAAAAAAGCGATCAAGGAGTGGTATTATGCGAATCTACCAAACAGATGATCCGATGCAGGCTCTTTGGGATATCGTGTCTCCGCTGGCTTCCGAGATAAAAACGTACAAACAGGTCATGGATGAGGACGAGGACAGCGTACCCGAAAGTTATCTCCTTCTGCGTCCGTCTGTTTCGGATGCCCCCTCGGTTTACGGGGACGGGAACACGCAACTGCGGAAATGCTCCTGCAATCTGACGCTCGTTTCCAAATCGAAGGGCGCAACAACGGACGATATTCACTGTATCAATCAAGCCAAAGTGGAGGCGCTTTTGAAAGCCTCCGAAGTCCGCTATACAGGCTATAACCTTGGGTATGACGCGACTTTGAAAAGTTCGGAATACGCATGGAGCGTGGAGTTTATCTATGGCTAAATCGAGCACCTTACAAAATTTTTCGGCCGCCGTAAAAGAAGCTTTGAATGAAATCATGGATATGACTTACGAACAGATCGACAAAGGACTCGATAAGGCGATGGATTACATGATTGATAAGCTTGCCGCAGCGACTCCGGAAGGGACAGGTTTAACGAAAGAGTCATGGAAGGGCGAAGGGAAATATAAAAACGTACGCTATATCAACAACACGCGCACGCGCCCGGGAAACCCTTTAAATGGCGAAGGTTCGGAGGTGCCCGTCGTTAATATGCTGGAATACAGCAGCATAAAAGGCAAACCGTTCGTGGCGCGTACTGTGCAGGCGGAGCAGCAAAACATAATCAATATTATAAAAGGAGAAATCGAGAATGGCAAAACCCAGTAAAGACGGCAAGACGCTCGTGCAGTTCAACGTGAAAGACGCCGTTTATTCGGTGGAAGGCGAAGCGGCCTCCGTAAAGCCGCTGACTTATATGAATACGTTCACGAAGGACCGTAACATTTCCGTCAAGAATATCTATGGAGACGGGGAATTGCAGGATTCGCTCTATTCGGATAAATCGATCACGGGTGCGATCGGTACGACGGCGCGCGATATGGACTTCGAAAAGGATATCGGTCTCGTGGAGAATATCGATAACGGAAACGTGGCGGAACTTGCGGTCACATCGGCTGTACGGGTGAATTTCGGATTCCAGACGGAATACAAAGAGAAAGGACAACCCGCAAAAGTAAAGAAAGTATGGCTTTTGAACGTACAGATCACTGCGCCAAACGAAAGCCTGACGCAGAATCAGGACGAGATCACCGAAAGCACATACGATTACAATTACACGGGCTACGGCGTGAATTTGAAGAGTTCTGACGGGCTTTCGGATTATGTGGACGAAAGCGGTCATACCAAAAAGGTGTTCACCGTCAGCAGCAAGCCCGGCGACGCGAACTACGAAACATTCCTGGACAGCGTGCCGAAGCCGAAAGTGGCGGCGGACGTATAAATATATCAAGCCGCGTCTGTTTCGCGGCTTCATGGGCGGGTACGGTTACGCATGGCTCTATCATGCCGCGGGTTTGACTCCCGCGACGCCCTCAAAACCTTATAGAGCAAGGAGAGATCATCGTGAAAATCAAATTACCTATCGTTACCAAAGACGAATTAAAAGACGGCAAGCGCGTATTCGAATATGAGGAGCGCGAGGTCGTCTTCAATAACACTATTTCCTGTCAGATGCGTTGGGAAAGTTGCTTTCCCGAACTTGCAAAGCGAGAAAGCGTCATCGATTATGCCGCCCGCGTCAGAGAACTTGAGGGCCGCAGCGTCGGCGTTTTGATTTCGGAGATGAAGGTAGTCTACTGTTTCTTGGAATTGGATATGCCTTTTACGGAATTTATAAAGTTGTTCGACTTTTCGCAGAAAGAATATGTGGAAAAGTTGATCGCTAAAATCAAAGAAGCGTTCGACGTGATTTTTGATACGGCATCGGAAAAAAACTGAAGAGGCATCAGGCGGAAATGGTCGCGGTCTATCAAAAGATCCGCGAACCATCGATGAAGACGTCGGAAAACCACCTGATGCCGCTCAGTTTGCGTTATATCAAAGAACTCGCCGCGTCGGGCATCGACTGGCGCGGATTGCACGTCATCGATGTGTTCAGCCTCGTCTGTTCGCTGCGTATCGATACGGCGCGGGAATACCTGCGCAGACAGGCGCAAAGCCGCATGGAGAACGCGGGTATCAAAAGTATTTCACGGGCGACGGCGAGCGATTTAGACGCTTTATAGGAGAGATGGATGGCAAGTAGTTTTACAGTAAAAATCGGCGCAGATACCAAACAGTTACTTGAAGAACTGAAAAAAGCCGACAAGCAGATAAACGCGACGCAGAAATCCGCGAATAATCTTGCTAAAAGTCTGGATTTTGAATACGACGAATTGCGCGCGACGCAGGCGCAAAAACAATTTCAAAAAGCACTTCAACAGACGGAAGCGAGTGCCCAGAAAGTACGTGACCAATTAAAAAAACTTGAATCGGAGGGACGCGTCGACACGACGGACTACTCCGCATTGGAACTTGAACTCGCCAAGACGGAATCGAAGGCTGTTTCCTTGCGTCAGCGTCTGGAAGATCTCAATAATATTAAGATAGAGCAGCTTACCCAAAAATTCACCGACGTGGGGGACAAGATCACGCAAGCGGGACAGAAACTGACCGTGTTTTCCCTTGCGGCGGGCGGAATGATCGCGGGCGCTGCGGCAATCGGTAAATCTGCGGCAAAGACCGGCGCGGAATTGGACGACCTTTCCCTCCGTTTCGGGATATCCGCCGAGACGATTCAGGAATGGCAGTATGTCGCAGTACAGTGCGGCGTAGACGCGGAAGTCTTTAACAAAGCGCTTATCAAAATGCGCGCGGCAATGGCTGATCTATCCACAGGTACGATCAACAAAGCAGCCGAGGCGTTGCAGACGCTTGGGATAAATCCTGATCAGTTTGAAACTCAGGAGGAAATGTTCGACGGCATCGTCGCCGCGCTTGCCGACGTAAAGGATGCGACCTTGCAAACCGCGCTCGCAAACGAGATATTCGGGGATAAGATCGCTACGCAGATGCTGCCGTATATCAATACGGGCACGGACGCCATTCAGAAGTTCAAGGACGAATTCGCGGCGATGCCGAGCCTTTCCAACGAACAAGCTGCCGCGCTTGCTGAATTGGACGATACATATTACAGGTTGAGCACGACTATGAAATATGCGACGGCGCAACTTGGGCTTGCGTTCGCGCCTGTGATCGCGCGAGTGGTCGAACTGATCGAAGAGCACGTCATCCCCGCTATCGAAAAGTTGGCGGATTGGTTTGAAAAACTCGATCCCGGGATGCAGGACGCTATTCTCGGAATCCTCGGGATCGTTGCAGTCGCTGCGCCGCTTTTGATGGTGATAGGGCGCATGAGTGCAGGTATCGGCAGTTTGATTTCATTATTTAGAAAGTTTACGGCAGCAACACTCAAATCATCACTTGGAGTCGGTGCGTTAGTCGCTTCGGTCGGACTTATCTTTGATATTATTGGTAATTGGAATAATTTAAATTCCGTAGCGCGTGTCATAGGGCTTATAGGTGCTTTAACCGCTGCGGCATTAGGAGCCGCAATAGCATTCGGAGCATTTCATTCAGCGTGGTCGCTTGGTTTCGCCATAACAGGAATTGTTGCTGGTATAACGGCTGCGGTGGCTGCGGTCAATACGGCAAAAGAAAGTATAGAAGTCCCCAATAATATACCTGATTATAATGCAGACAGTATAGCTAACAGCGTTGTGCACGGCGACTATACGCTTCCGCAGGATTATGCAGGCGGCGGAAATACTTATTCCAGTACTGACAGCAACGACGTTTACAATGTGAATATTACCATTGAAGGAACGAATCTTTCCGCGGAAGAAATCGCGGAAGCGGTTTCAAAGAAAATCGCTACGACCAAACAATCGAGAGGCTGAGCATGAGAAAATTTGCTTTTGTGGTTTTTGATATCGATAATTCGATACTCGACCGCTTTAAACTGGATATGATCTCCGCGCCGAGCGGTTTGGGCTGGAAACTGAAACTTTCCAAGATAGAAGGTGATATCGTCGACACGCTTACAAAGGTGGTACAGGAAAAACAGTCTGTTTCCTTGACGGTCAACCTTGTCGGACAGGGATATCAAAAATTCAGGATCCTCTCCCAATGGCTGCAAAAGTACTCGACGGCGGACTCCCGCCTTGCCTTGGAATACGACGACGGGCTGTTGCAAAGGTATGTCGAAGGAAAGGTAACGGAACTGAAAAAGACGGAAATCGACGAATACGGAAACCTCTCCTGCGCCGCTTCGTTTACGCCTGTTTCGCCTTTCTTTACGCAGAATCAGAGTACGATATTGATCAAGGTATCGGCCAAGGGCAAGCATTATCCGCTCCGCTATCCGTATTCTTACGGCAAGAACGAGGTGAGAAACGATCAGATCGATAATCCTTACATTGCCGATATCCCTGTCACGGTCAAACTGACAGGTCCCATATATAATCCTTTGATTAAATTATTGGACGAAGAAGGGGAGGCGTATTGCCGGGTACAGTTCCAGGAAACGACTTTAACGGATGAACAATACCTTATTATAAACAGCGCCACGCGAAAAGTTCATTTCTTTAACGGCAATGAGTTTGAAGATTACAGCGCAAAGACCGACCCGAGTTATGATACTTTCCTTTTTGCCCAAAGCGGTTTAAGCACCATATCGGTGGATCTCGGTTTGAGCGGTGCAGAATTGACAGGATCCTGGAGACAGTATGAACTATGATCATCAGTTTTTATGACCATGAATTCAAAGGCTTACCCAATAATGCCTCTCTCGTGGTGGACAACCCGAGTTATTCGCTTGTACGGCGCGGTGTGGAACTGGACGAACTGAAATGTACGTGTGAAGCCTTTAAGGAGGATATACAGCCGACCTTTCTGATCGTCAAAAACGATCGGGGGAAATACGTGTACGGCGCTCTTGCGGGCATTCCGCAACTGAACACGAAGAATCAGACGGAAATCACGGGAACGGATTTAAAATCAATGCTCAAAAGCGACGTCGTTCTCGATTTGTCCCAAACTTTTGCGAACGTCAAGGTTTTCTTGGAATACGTGTTTACCGAATGGGATGCGCAGGCGAACCAAGGCACCATTCCTTGCGAGTTAGTTTTCGAAGAGAAGGCGGCCGCGATCGGGTTTGCCGATTTGTTGCCGACAGGCGAAGCAAATACCGTGAAAGACGCTTGGGATGATATATTTTCCGTTTATATGAAATATTACGGGCTGTATATGGAAACGGAAATCGACCTTATCCATAAAAAGGTCATATTCCGAATCGACAAGACTATGCAGGAGCAAATGACGGTCAGACTTTGGGAACTCGGTATCTATGACTACGGCAAATGGGTCGCTGACGTCAATGAAACGCAGGGATATGTATTGAATAAGTCGGCAACGGAAAACCCTTTAAAGGCTGGATATCGCTGGATTTTGACCTCTAAAAACGAGATCACGCAGAACCCTGACAACCGAGATATTTATCCGATCAAGCGCCGCGTCGTCGTAAAAGAAACGGAGGACTCGACCGAAGAAACCAAACTTATGAACGAAGCAAATCAAGAGGCTTTGGAAAAGTTGACGGAGAGTATGTTCAACGAGAATATCGAAATTCCGAATATCCAAGCGACCTTTAAAACCCGATTTGATATCTACGTAAAAAAAGGCGAGGGGCTTTATAAGCAGTTGCCTTGCGGAGAACTGCATGAAGATGCAAACGGACTGAAAAAGGTGCAGGTAGGATATCGGTTTACAGGGCTGCAATTTATTTTATAGGAGAAGACAATGGCTATCAGATTTATCAGGCAACCGAGCGACACTCCCAATGTCACAAACAGCGACGACGCGCGTATGGTTCGGTACGCATATGGCGGTTATGACGGGTTTGTTTTAAACAGAGGCAGCGAATTAAGCCATACCATCAATGGTAATATATTCAAAATCAACAGCGGTGTGGTGGTCTTGCAGGGATATGAGAGCGAACTGGACAGTAACGGCTGGGAATTGGACGTCGGCTCGACCTCACGCTATTACAGCGTCTATTACGAAGTAAATCTTGCCACGCAGACAACTGCGATAAAGTCCTTATATTATTCATCCGACTATCCCGATATCCCCGCGAGCGACGATTTGACGCAGTCTGCCAATGGTATAGCGTATTTACTTCTGTACCAATTCCGGGTGGTGAACAATGCAATCACTGATGTTATCAAAAAAGTAAAGGCTGTACAATATTCACAAACTCAATTTTCTCAAACGAATAATTTATTGGCTGATTTAGATACAAATTTGAATGATTTAAAACAAGGGTTAAGAAACGGAGAGGTCACGCCTTTGCAATGTACTAAAATTTCGCCGCCCGATTGGACAGAGTTGATAACCGGTACAGCAAAGGCAAGCGTAACATTGCCTGACGATGGTTTGTTTGAAATTTTGATACAGAACTCTTTTAATACAAGTCATCCTGATGACAAGGGATTGATGTGGAATTTTATTATTCGAAGCGGCTCGAATAAGGAATTTCAATCTCCTATAATGCGTTTAGGTTATAACGGAACTGATTATTGTTGCATGGTAAGGAACCGTGTCCTTGAAATGAAAGATAAGAATAATTCGGGAATTACAATGCATTCGGTTCAAGTGCGAAAAATTTCTGATTAAACAGGGAGGCGGGGGTATGTCCTATAAAATTCTCGAACAAAACGGAATAGACATCGAAAATATCGACGGCGCAGCGTTTAACAATTTCGCTGCAGGCGGCAGGGACGGCATAATGGCGGGCGTTCTTTCAGAATGTGCTTTGGTAGTGACGGGAAATACGATCGGTATTTCCCCGGGCGTGCTCATGATCCACGGCATCCGCGTGAAAGTGACCGATATGGAAACGATCGTCATGTCGTCCATGCCTGCGCAGGCTGTCCGTTATCAGATCATTGCACAGGTCGATTTGAACGATAACGCCGTCTCTTTTTCTATGTTTGCGCAAGCGCCAAAGAATTTGATTCAAGACGATCTGTTCAAACAGCGGAGCGGGAAATATCAAGTAGAGGTCGCAAGGTTCACGCATCAGACAGACGGCAGTATCGGCGACGTGCAAAAGACCGCGGATGTTATTTGGGCGGGAGGATTGAGCGGCGGCGCGATCCTCAATATCGGCAACGTCACCACACAGACTATAGAGGCGGGACTTGCCGCCGAGGTCGATGTGGATAACCGCTATGATGAAGAAAACGGGAAATACTATACGGATTTTAAATTTTCCATTCCCAAAGGGCAGGATGCCGGCATTTATGCGGAGATTGCCGAGAGCGGGCAGGATAAACCAAGCAGTACGTTAGCGGTAGGCGGTATGTTTTTAACGGAGGTGTGATATGGCAACATTGATATGCGGAAATTCGGAGATTATCATTATCCAAGGCGATAGTTTTCAGATGACGGTTACTGTCGAGGGCCTTTCCGCAGAAGTTATCGATTCAGTCCTATTCTCTTGTGAAAAGTTAAATCTGTGCAAAGAATTGACAAAAACTGAGGACGGTGCGTATTTACTGTCGTTTGAATCTTCGGAAACGAAGAGTTGGGAGACTATTACGGCCACGTATGATCTGACTGTACGATTTAGTGATTCAAAGATAAAAACGGTCATACATAATTCTTCGTTTAAAGTGATCGAGAAAACGAATAAGGTGGGGTGCTATGAGTGAGGTCAAACTCATCTTCGACAGCGGCCCGAAAGCCGAAGTGAGGATACGCAGAAATGATATTGAAGCGGACGTCCGCCAAGAGTTAAGGATCGTTCCTCCCACGGAACACAATGCTTTACTTGGTTTGGACTATGAGCATAGCGGGCATACGGGCTTCGCAAGCCAGAAGGAAATTTCGGTGCTTGTCCCGCAAAATTTGAGTATATTGCCAAAATCAAATTTAAACAACAGAGATGCGAAAATATTTCTCGACAATAACGGGAGAGCAGAATACACGACGGTCGGAGAAACATTGAACGCGAAGATAAGAACTGTAAGGACGATGCCCGATGATTTAAAAACGGGGGATTATATATTTATGGAGATGAAAAAATAATTTATGGCTATTCTGAAAGGAAGATATGAATGGATAGATTATCCTATTTTTAATACGAACAGGACTACCATAGAACAGTCTATAAATTTTACTCATGACGGTAAAAGTTTTACTAAAATCAGATTGTATTGGCATAACGAAATAGATATTCAATACGTAGATGGTTCGGGACAGGAACGGCAGATTTATAATGACGATGAAGGAATGTGGTTTACGGATGATCGATCGATTGATTTCGGTTCTTCCGGGCAATCCGTATCTGATGAATTTTATAATCAATTTATACCGAATGTAAAGGAGTTACCTATGGCAGATCAGACAAAAAATTATGTTATTCAGCAAAAACAAGAAGATGGAATGCTTACATTACATCCTGAAACAGATGCCGCTATCGTCAAGTATGACGGTTCATCTTCCGGGCTTACAGCAAATAATGCACAGTCCGCTATTGACGAATTGAAAACGCTTGTAAATGATTTTACGGACGGCGGCGTTGTTACCGGTGTAAAAGGTGCAAAGGAAAGCACTTTTAGACAGGGCGATGTTAGTATTTCTCCTTCTGATATCGGTGCAGTTGCGGAAAATCCTGCGATTACGGGCGCTACGCATACAAAAATCACATATGATTCAAAAGGACTTATTACCGCAGGAGCTGACCTTACGGCAAGCGACATCCCGGATTTAAGTGCTAAATATATCCCGGCATCTCAAAAGGGGGCTTCCAGCGGCGTTGCTACTTTGGATACTGGGGGAAAAGTTCCTGCTTCGCAGTTACCTTCTTATGTCGATGATGTTCTTGAATTTGATAATAAAGCATCTTTTCCTGCGACAGGGGAATCCGGTAAAATTTATATTTCGAAAAACGATAATAAAACATACAGATGGTCTGGAACGGCATATGTAGAAATCAGTGCTTCTCTTGCTCTCGGTGAAACGGCGGCGACTGCTTATGCAGGAAATAAAGGCAAACAAAACGCCGACAATATTGCCGCTATCATTGCAGGTACGCAACCGGTAGGGAAGGCTACAGAGGCTGATCATGCGGCATCTGCGGATTCTGCGAGTGAAGCGACTCATGCCGCAAGTGCAGATACAGCGTCATCTGCTACGAACGCTACAAATGCGGCCACGGCTGCAAAACTTGCGACACCACGCGCTATTTCTTTGGCAAATGATGTGACGGGTTCTGCAAACTTTGATGGCTCCGCAAACGTATCCATTTCTGCTGCATTGAAAAATGTAGGAACACCAGGGACATATTCGGTAGTTACCACGGATGCGAAAGGACGAGTAACTGCCGGCGGACAGATTGTAGAAGTAGGAAGCGCAGGACAAACGACACCTTCGGCAAATCTCGCGGTCGGAGGTCTGTTCTTCAAGGAGGTCTAAAACAGCATGAAATATTTAAAGATCAAGAAAGATGCGGCGGGCAATCTCGACGATGTGAACGTCAAGCAAGCAGACCTTGCCGGACGTGCGGCTGCTGCGGATAACGCTGTGAACGTCTCGGATACTATTAACGGCAAAACGATAACGAGCATATTCGAAGCGGACGGCATTACTGCGAGAAAAGCAACCTCTGCAGGTTCGGCGGGAAACGTCGCATCTACAATCAACTTAAAAAAGATAACCGATATCTTTGAGAGCGACGGTTTAAAGGTAAAAAAAGCGTCGAGCGCGACAAAATTAGAAACCGCGCGAACGGTAAGGACGAATCTTGCAAGCACAAACGCGGCGTCTTTTGACGGCTCTTCGAATATTACTCCGGGCGTATCAGGCACTTTGCCTGTGGCAAATGGTGGAACAGGGGCGACCAGTCTTGACGGGGCAAATATCGTTACGAAAAATACACAACAAGCGATTACAGGGCAAAAAAAATTTAATGATTATGCTTTGGTTTTGAATGATCATGCAGATTTTATATCAAATGATATCGATATAAATTCAAATCCGACGAGCGAAAAGTTTGCATATTTTAATGGAAAGGATAAGAACGGTAATATGTTGGGCGCTATCGGGTTTTATCAAGATCCGGCAGGAAATACGGGTGCGTATCTCCAGGCAAACCGCGGTGCCACTTGGGGAGGAAATTTAGGTATCAAGACGAAAGCGGGCACGTCAGATGTGTTCGCCTATGCACCAAATCCGCCCGATAATTCAAATACTAATCAAATTGCAACGACGTATTGGGTCACAAAAAAAATCCAAAATTCAAACGGGGCAATAAATCCTAACTTACTAATAAATCCTGATTTTGTAATAAATCAGAGAAGAAACGCTTCGTATACATCTGCTGGATATACATTGGACAGATGGCAAAAAACGTCAAATCCTTTAACTTCGAATCTGATTGGAACCGTATATTCTTCCAGCAGTACCCAAACAGGATATCCGGGTTTGAGTCACGGTGCGTATATACAACAGAGGTTTGAAGACGATTTACAATTAGGTAGCGACTATACTTTAACACTTTGTGTCCAATCTAATGTCGATGGAGATAAACCTATTACCAAGTCTTTCACTTATAAATTGCCCGAAACAAAGCCAACAGGATCTGTTAGATTTATAACTGAGCGTATTTATTTAGATAGTGCACAGACTTATTTCGTGACAGCAATGTTAGGCTATAAAGATAATAGGTTCTATGTAGGTATTTCCGCTTCTTTGTCTACCTCTTACACCAATTATTCCAAAGTAAAATTATGTTACGCTAAATTAGAACAGGGGAGCACGGCAACACCTTTTATGCCTCCGGATATGGCTACAGAGCTATTGAAATGCCAAAGATACTATGTAAGATATTATAATAACGGAAATACTTTCGGCAATGGTTTTTCGTCAAAAGATACTATTGGATTTATTTTAATAGTATTACCTGCTGTAATGCGGGCAACACCTACTTGCAAGTTGAGTGGAGTCTATTCAATATCCGCAAATCATTTGGCGAGTAGTTCAAAACCTGTAACCTTCTATGGTAATTTGAATTTTAATATGAACAGCGTAAAATTTGAAGTACAAGGATCCGGATTTACGGTCAATGAACCGATAATGTTGCAGATACGAGCCAGCGACGGATATATCGAATTTGATTCAGAGATTTAAGGAGAAGATATAATGGACGAAATCAATTATAACAAGATTTATGCCAGAACAAATGCGAAAGGTGAAGTTATCTATATATTTTCAGAAGCCTTCGACAATCCGCAAACCGACGATATTTGCATTGACGCAACGAACGTCGACCGCCACGGAGCGCAAAGATATCCTGTCGTTGATGAGAACGGTTTTTACAACTATGTGATTAAAAACGGCGTTTTGACAGAACGTGATAAATCACAAGACTTTAAGAAAGCGGCAAGCGTGGCTCGTATTCTGGAACTGAAACGATTACTCTTTGATAGCGATTACAAAGCATTAAAGTTCAGTGATGGAGTAATGACTGAGGAAGAATATGCACCTATTAGAGCGCAGCGTCAGGCTTGGAGAGACGAGATAAATCAGTTAGAGGAACAATATGCTGAAAATTATCGTTAAGACCTTATGCACGGCATTTATTATCGTACTGGTCGCGTTTATCTTATTTATCGGCGTGATGATTTTTCATCCCGAAGGCGCGGAAAACGTTCTCAACTTTTTTAAATTGATAGGAACGAATGCAGCCAGTTGCGGAGTGACAAAAATATGCGGTTTTTTTATCGCACAATAAAATTCGGATTAAAAAATAAAAGGAGATAAAGTCATGGCAAAAACTCAGTTTGAACAGAATCTTGAAAACTTAAAGGATTCGCTGGATTCACAACAGGCAAACTTTCTGGAAGAGGAATGGAGGAAGATCGAGCAGGGCGAACTTGCGCGTTTCCGTCAGGAACGTGAAGAGGCGTGCAGGTCTGCCATTGTGACGATTCAGCAGGAGCGCGATGAAGCGGTCAAGGAAAAGCGTGACTCGCTGCGCAGCGCCCTTGAGTATGACGTCAGTATTAAGTTCGGGCAGACCCGTAAGAAACTCGAAGAGGCTCTCGCCGTTTTTTCTTCGGGAGACACCTCGAACGAAATCTAAGGAGGAAGAATGAAACAGGATATTATCATGTATGGCGTATGTCTCGCTCTCGTGATAGCCGCCGTAGCGATTACTTCGCTGATTAAATATGCAGTCAAGGCAATTTGCGAGAAATGCGGCAAGCCGCTATCGTCTACAATGAAGGAGTACATATTCACGCCGTTGGCTGTATCGTTGGCGGGTTTAGGCGTATATTTCTGGCTCAG